CCACCTGTGATGCAAATATTTTTTAATCCTGTTTTCTCTATTGCTTTATTTATTAAATATTCCGTAGCAATCTCTGTTTGCTTTTGTAGGTGATGAGCATAGTTTGCATATAGTAGATAGTTATCTTCTGTTACGTTAGCAATTTTAGAGAAAAAATATTCTTTGTACAACGGTGCGCCACTTGAATCTCCAACAAAATAATTTCTATCTATTAAGTTAGAGTTATTTAATATAAAGTTAGGTAGTCCAGACTCTGTTCCATATGAAGAAAGCCCCATAGTCTTACCATTTTCTAGTGGATTTTGTCCAATCAAAACAGTTCCAGAGCAATACAAAGAAACTATTCCAATAGAAGAATCAGAATCTACTTCACAGTAAGGGAATTCCTTCATTGACTCTGGTTTTTTAGGGGCATCATTTGTTTTTTTCTGAAAATTTTTATATACTGGGATGAATTTATCTGGATATGATGCATGGAATATGGACTCTAGTTCCTGTAACCCCTGTATATATGAGCCAGCCCCATCTGCAACTATTACTGCCGCTTCATCGAACCCGCTGTTATAGAACGCTAAACTAGCATGTTGAAGATGATGCTCTGATGACGAGTCTATATTTATTTTTACATCACAAAGTTTATTAACTATGTGAACCCAATCCTCAAAGAACTGATCATAAGATCCTTCTGCTGCTGGTGCGTGAACAAAAATGTCTACATCTGAAACATCTTTAAGACACTCTACAAGAGATAGTATTGGTCTGTGATCTCTTTTAGATTTACTTAATCTTTCTTCTTTAAGAAATTTAAGTATTTTTCCATCTTCATATAGACAGACACTAGAATCATGTGCTGGAGAGATTCCAAGAACTTTTATTTTTTTCCCCAATCAATTATCTCTACCATGTCTGGGTAGATAGTAACATGTGGAAGAAAGTTATAGTTGGTACGATCTTTTACAAGGCAGTAAAATGTAAAGTATTTCATATCTACTCGTCATAGTCCCATCGGATTATCATCATTGCATACTTTAATCCCTGAGCAAACCATTGACCCTGCTGAGAGTATTCTTCTGCAAATGGAGGATTAATACATCCCTCAATTTGTTCTGAGAATCTATCTCGCCAATACTTTTGACACTCATCACTAGTATGCATTTCCACGCTGGCCTGGTAGGATTCGAACCTACAACCCATCGGTTAACAGCCGATTGCGCTGCCATTGCGCCACAGACCACTATATAAAACGCTGGAGAATCAGGGGTCGAACCTAAACTAAATGTTCCAAAGACATTTGTGCTGCCATTACACCATTCTCCATAACCGATATGCCAGCGGGTAACTACACCATCCCAAGGTATCTGCACGTTTGACTAACTTCATGCTGGTATCAACCGCGTAACTCGGCATTGCTGGCATATCGGAGTCTATTTAGTTATATCGAAGGGGGAGCCTTCCCAAACCTTCTTCATTCTGTTAACTATTGCTTTAGACCAGGAAAATCCTGCGTCACCGCCCCAGGCTTCCCACATAATTCTTCCATTAGATGGAAAACCTTCTTCTCCAGAATTAAAACCCTTACCTTGCTTATCTACTTCATGTCTAGAAAAATAAGAGTACATTCTTTTTACTGTATCTAAAGATAGATTTTCTTTGTTTGCAAGTTGACTTGCTCTAGTCCATCCAACAGATGTACCAGCGCCTTTTGCTTTTCCTTCTTCTTTCCATTTTAAAGCACGGCGTGCCGCTGCTGCCATAGAATCTGTAGGTTTGTATGTCTCAGCCATCGTATTTCTCCCATCTCCAAAAACTTATGTAGTATGCATGAAAATGTGTGTTGCAAGCATAGGTCTTAGTTTCATTTCTTTCTCCAACCCATTCCGCTGGCTGACCACAAAATTTGCATTCCATAGTATTATAGCATTCCAAGTTTGCTTGCATAGTCATACATCATAATGCCGCTTGCGACACTAACATTAAGACTTCTTACACTACCAAGTTGTGGAATCATTACAATATCATCAGCCATACCCAAGCCCATTGGACTTACACCCCTAGCCTCTTCTCCGAAAATCATAAAGGTATTTGGAGTCCATTCGTATTGAGTGATAGGAATTGCTCCAGGAACATTATCTACTGCCACCCAGCGCATATCTCTAATATTTGGCTCGTTAAGATAGATGTGGTCAAGAGATGGGGCATACTTCAAATGGATATAGTTATGAGTTCCTACGGCACCGCGACGGTCCCATTTTTTATTTCCAATAATCCAAGATTCTTTAGCAAGAAATGCATTGCTATTACGAATTCCAGAAGCCTTATTAAAGTCTCCAGAGATGTTCTCAAATCCCACAACAAAGGGAAGACGTTTTGTATCTAGATCAGCCTTAACCTGATCTGTTTCCCACTCTTTGTAGTAGTCAATAACATTATGACTCTTCATTAGAATATGCTCCAGTACTGTAGATAAGATACATCATTGACTTTTCATCATCAGTTAGATCATCTGACTCAGGCCAGGTATCTGACCTATCTGTTAAGTATATATAAGACTTACCATCATTGTCCATCATTAAATCAATGAATCCTTTAAACCACAGACTGCTCATAATATCTGAGTCTTGCTCTTTCATCCATTGGGCCAATTCTTTTTGCTCTTTATAAAATAACTCTGTTAGTTTATATATAGGGTCGCCAGCAACATTATATGAAACGACCTCTACATAGCCGTATTCAACGAACATCTTTAATATCTCTTCATTCATGTCCATATAAATCCTTAAACTAGGCCAATCGACCAGTCGCTCATGCCATCATTTTGTTGTGGAGGCTGGATAACATTCTTCTCAGCCTCTTCTTTTCGCCTGTCTCTTATAAATTGTTTATAGGTATGCACTTCTATTTCAACTTCTTGGGATTGCTTTTTACTGTTTGCAATGGAGTTGTAAATAGATCCACATACAGCATCTGACAAGTCTTTACTGCCTTTTCTTGGGTGATCTACTTTATCACGAATAATTCTTAACTGCAATAATTCATCTATAAGAAGTGGTATTGAAGGTCCGACAATTCTTTCCTCCCCAACAAGCATTGCCATGTCATCGTAATGTTTTTTGGCAACAGAAAGAGTTTCTGTTTCTATTCCTATCATTCTTAATTCTGCCATAATATCGTGAGAGTTCCATCTATCGAATGTTACCTTTTTAATATTAAATCCACGCGATCTTAAGTCCACAATAAACTGCTTAACCTCTGAAAAATCTACAGATTTATCTGAGGTAGGGGTCCACCATCTTACACAATCTACTACAACTAAAGGACTCACAACATTATGGTTAAGAAAACTTTTTAGTTGCACCCATCTGTCAACATGCGCCATAGATACAGCACAATGATCATGCTTCTGGGCCAAGTCAACGTGTACATAGTACTCTTTACCCTCCTGAGGAATAAACCAGTCTCTAAACCTACCATCATCGTCTACTCCATTGAGTGGCTGATTAAAGCATGATGTAATTTTTTCACGAGACTTAAAGAACGCATCTACTGCATCTGCTGGCATACAAGCAAATCTTCCAAGAGCATCTACAGGGTTGTTAAAAAATGCAATCTTAAAGTCATCTATAGATCTTGTTGGATTCACTTCCCATGTGGGTCGGCGTAGGGCAAAAACCTTTGGATATCTATAGGCATTAATATTATCTTCCTCCCACTCAATGGTGAACTCATTCTCTGGAACTCCTTCTAGTTCATCGTCTAGTTTAAAGGTATGAGTTTTTATCTCAATGTCTTTGTCCGCAATTACCGATTCATAGCGCTGCTGAATAAAGTCATTCTTATATCTGGGGAATGATAAAAGAATAACTTTTCCAAAATCTGGAAATCGTGAATCTACGGAGGCTCTATACATATCATAGATCGCTTGACCCGTCTTAGATTGCTCATTTCCACTTGTAGATACTGTGCTAAATCCAGATATCTCGTCAAGAATAACGCATATAACGTTGTACCCCTCCCAAGATTCTCTTTCTGAGTGACCAGAGTGGCATGTAATTGATTTGTCAAACGAAACACTCTGTGCTGTAATGTTATATTTTCCTACGAACCATGGAGAGTCTTCAATTCTTTTACGGAACCCTTTGAAGAATACATTTTTTGCCTGCTCAGAGTTAATAGCGATATTGATAATGTCA